AAGGCAACAGCCCTAGGTTCGCGGACTGCGGTGCGTGCGTGGACGACTTCGTCGAGATCTCTGGCAGCACCTTCAAGGCAGACAACCGCGGACGATTCCGCATACGCGCGGTCGAGAACGACTCGATAATCGTTGAAAACGAAGGCGGCAAGGAAGAGCTCAACACGTACAAGCTCCTAAACTACACAGACAAGACCGCAACCTGGGTCACCGGCTCCAGCACGGTCACCGGTGTTGCAGGCGCCTTCAGCAACGTCTCGGTAGGGTCATGGGTCAAAGGAATCGACGAAGACGACACAGCTTTTGCTCAGGTCGTTTCGCTGTCGCCCTCGACTCCGTCGCTTGCGACCACGATGATACTGGGTCAAAACTACAGAGGCGTCTCGGGTGCGAGCCAGGGTGTAACGACCAACTTCGAGACAGACGTAGATCAGGGCACCGAGCTCTTGAGCGTCGACGATCTCAGGATCGTGGAGTGTGACTCTACTGTAGTTGGCGATAGGCTCATAGTCGACTCCATAACCAACACCAGCTGGTTCAGCCAGCTTAACTCAGGCAACAGACCTACCACCGACTGGGGCAGCGATCCAGAAGATCGTCGCCAGTACGTGACGGTCACGAACGTCAGCGGGATATCGCAGCAGGACGTGGCGCTGTCTGTGAGTCTTACAGGCCTCTATCTCCTTGAGGCAGAGACCGCACTGTACGACACTATGCGCGTGGTCGAGAACACGGCGATCAGTCGCTTCAACTCGGACCAGCGTCTAGTGTACATGACGGCAGACGACCGTGTCTACAAGATGTCTGTCGACTACGGCACCAGGATCATGTCTATGGGCAAGATGAGCTTCCCTACGGCCATCGCAACCGGCGTAGACGGCTACTCGTACTACACAGGCCTTATGCGAACCGTCCAGAGGATCATCGACGGCTACGAGCCAGACATCGAGACTTACCCAGGTCGAAGGGCCGTTGGATCGAACATCGAGTCGCTGCCGCCGCTCATCAAGCAGATCAGCATGACACTGAGGATCGCAACCGGAGACGGCGTAAACCTCAACGACATCACCAACGACATCAAGTCTACCGTTATCGGCTACATCTCATCCTTGGGCGTAGGCGAGGACGTGGTTCTGTCGGAGATCATAAGAAGGGTAAAAGACATCACCGGCGTAGACGCGGTGACGTTCACGACTCCTTCGCCGACGCTCGAGCGGATCGCGGTTTACGACAACGAGAAAGCGCTGACAGCACCAGATCTCATCAGCTTGTCGTGAGGTGAAACATGGCAAACAAGCTTACAGCAGTAGACGGCATACACGATCAGCTGAACCCGTACTTCAACACGAGAGCCAACCCTAACTGGAAGGCTATAGTGGAGGCCATAGGCGAGTCCGACCAGGACATCGCCGACCTCGTTCAAGAAGTGCGCAAACAGTTCTTCATCACTAGTGCATACAGGCCATACCTTGACCGCCTGGCCGCGAACTACAAGGTCTCAAGACCTAAGGTAGTAGGCATGGACGACCCCACGCTGCGCAAGTACATACCGATACTCGCGTATCAGCCTAAGCAGGTCAAGAACATAGTCGACCAGCTCTTGGACATCTTCTTCTTCAAGGAATCAACGACCGCATTTACCCAGTCGAGCATCTACGGTCCGTTCCTGATGAAGGACGGCTGGGAGCTTCAGTATCTGGTAGACGGTGTCAACGAGGAGAAGATCATCTTCTCTGCCTTGGACTTCGAGGATCCGCTTAACGCGACCGCAGCCGAGATCGTGGCCGCCGTGAACCGTCAGGCCAAGTTCAGCTTCGGCATCGTTTTCGAGGACAAGATCTCGAGACGCGACTACGTGAGGATCTTCACCAGCACCATCGGCTCCAAAGGCTCTATAGAGATCCAGGGCGGTCGTGCCGACATCTCGCTGAAGTTTCCGGGCATCGTCGACGGAACCGGCTCAGGCAGCGACACGATCTGGACCATAACCAAGATCGGTGACACGGTAAGGTTCACCCACACCGGCGGAACAGGACCAAACATCTTCCTCATAAACGTAGGCGACAACGTCGTGGTCGATATGCCGGGAAACAGCGGCACGTTCGCCGTCACCGCGGTAAACATAACCGAGTCGTACTTCGAGTTTCAGAACCTCCTCGCGACCCCTGGCGTCTTCAACCATGCCACGAACCCCGGCTTCTACGTAAGGTTCGTGAGACCAGAGCGGTCGGTCGTCTACACTCGCGACAACAGGTCCGTGGTATGGGAGGTCAAGCCCGGCGAGATCGTCATCGAGATGCCGGCGACTCCTCCGGTGGTGCGGCGCAAGCTCAAGGGATCCGCCCACCTCAACGGTCCCATAAGCATCATGCTCGACAGAAACTCTGACACCTCGATGACGGTCGACGAGCGGGCAGAAGACTGGCCGTCGGCCGGTCAGTTCGTGATACAGTCGCTGGACCAGGTCAAGAGTCGGATCATCACGCCGACCACGGACGAGGTCACGACGCTCAACATCGACACAGGCTTCGACATCAAAGAGAACCGCTTCTCGTATTCTTCCAAGACCGCTGTCACGGGCGGATACCTGCTGTCTGGGATATCGCCGGCTCTGCCGGTTGCCGCAGGCGTTCAAGAACTGATCGTCTCGTCTGCTCAGTCAGACAGCAGCGGCGTACTGACGGTCACCACGACCACACCTCACCTCATAGAGGCAGACGGCTCGGTCAAGATCTACGACGTGCCCGCTCCTGGACTCTCGCTCAACGGCATCTTCGAGCTCATAGACGTCGTGAGCGCGAACACCTTCAGGTGTCAGTCGAGCAGCGGCGCGACACCGGTCGTAAGTTCTGGCAAGGTCCGCATCGAGCGCATCGGTCTCGCAGACGCCGGATCTCCCGTGTATCTGACGTCGTCCATAGCAAACTCAGGGATCTTCGGCCCTTATATGTACGACACGGCGGCACCTTTCATAGTGTCTTCGTACGTCGGCGTCACCGCACAGGAGATAGACGCAGGCAACATCGTATTGAACCTTGCGATAGACACTCCGAACAACGTGCCGAACGAGCAGGGTTTTCTGATATTCGACTACGGTCTCAACACGCAGGAAGGACCCGTTCGATACCTCTACAAAGCCTCAGAGGGAAACATCGCGCTTGATCCGGCTTATGTCTTCAAGTACAACCACTCTGTTGGGTCGACTGTGACAGCCATACGCCGCAAAGGTGCCTATGTTATGAGCGGCTTAGGTAAAGAGTATGCATTCTACATCTCTGATCCAGCTAAGGCAAGACAGATCCTTCAAGATCTCATCAACCAGGTCAAGAGCGTAGGTCTCTTCCTAGAGTACGTGGTGCGGTACCCGACGCTCTACTACTCTGAGTTCGACGTGTACTCAGAGACCAGCGAGAACGACGATCTCCTTGGCTTATGAGACTGGCGTTAAATGCTGTATAATTTAACAGTTGCCTATGGAAGCAAGCATGACAGCTTTAGACTTAAAATATTCTAAGATTCTCGGGAGTTGGGTATGTCCGTACTAGGCCGTTTGCTCGTAGGTTCGCAGCAGCGCGTTGATCTCGCGGACTTTTTGTCGATACAATCTTACGTAGCGTCAGACTTCAAGGAGCTTGTGCGAAGCTTCGTTGGCAGCAGACCGGTCATCCTCAAGGGCTTCGAGGTCATCGATGCCCCGAACTCCATAGGCACAAACAGCATCTCGATAAGAGTAGCAGACTCTGTACTTTACGATCCTACAGCCGCTGCTGGAAGCTTCTTCTCCGGCCTTCCAGAAGGTAACGCGCTGTCTCAGCCGCTGGTCTTGGGCCAGGAACTGAGACCGGGTGCGGTCAACTACATCTACCTTACGCTCAGCACCGTGGGTGCGGCACAGGACACCAGGGCTTTCTGGGACGTGGATCTAAACGGCGGCGAAGGTGGCGAGTTCAACCAGACCATCAACACCGAGGCCGTTCTCATAGTGCAAGCCGGTGTATCGACCGCAGGCTTCCCGCAGGGCACGATCCCTGTAGCCAAAGTCAACTACAGCACCTCTATCACAGAGATCACCGACTGCAGGAACCTGATGTATCGACTTGGGACCGGCGGAACGTCTCCGGATCCAAACGCGCGCTTCCAGTTTCCTCCTCTGCCGTCTGCTCCGTATGCTCGAAGCGAGCCGCCGTCGACCATCAACAGCGCCGCTCTTCCGTCTCCTTTCTTTGGCGGCGACAAGAACATCGAGACGCTGAAGGACTGGATGGACGCGGTCATGACGAAGCTCGTCGAGCTCTCCGGTACTACGTACTGGTACGAGAGCACAGGCGACCTCAGTCTCGTGAACGTGTTCGACGATGCCCTTGCTTCTAGCCTGAAGTCAAAAGGAAAGTGGCAGCACAGCGAGACCACGATCGGTCAGGTTACGTGGACCGAAGACATCCAGTATCGCAAGATCAACGATCCCCGCGACATCATCATCCGAGCTGGAACCAAGACCCTGCTAAACGAGCAGATCATGTGGGTCCAGATGGTGCGCAACCAGAAGATCAACCCGCTGGACACGCCGGTCACGTTCATCACCGGTGCCGCGTACGTCAACGGTGCAGCAGGATCTTTCTCCTCGCTCGCCAAAGGTGACTGGATCAAGCAGAAGGGCGACGACGAGTATCTCTACGCAAGGGTCGTCGGCTTCTACAACGCACTGAACGGATCGGGCAGCGAGACTACGGCAAGTGCTGCTTTGTCGGTGAAGCTCGAGGACGTCTACGGCGGGGTCGGCGGTCTCACTAATGCCGTGTACACTAAAGGCGTGTACGAGAACTCAGACGTTCAGATCACGGACCGCGACGACTTCACCGCGTACAACGCAGGCGGTAACCTATACTGGCTCGCCAGCAGATCCGACACCATCCAGAAGGTCGGCGGCATCGTCGTAGAAGATCGCACGAGCACGACGATCGACAGTGCAGACGGCAAGAGCGCCAAGATCACTTTCGCAGCAGCGCATAACCTGGTCGAGGGCGATCGGGTAGTCGTAAGCAACGGAACCGCCTTTGACGGAACATACATCGTAGAGATCGTCAGCTCAACTGAGGTCACGATACAGACCACCGCGACAGGATCTACGTCGTCAGCGACTGTCGGCTGGGCGGTCGTAACCAGCGCGGCAAGACCTGCAAACAACAGCTCAAGCTTCATAGTAGAGTCAGCGAACCACGGTTTCGCAACCGGTCAGAAAGTAGTGATCGCAGGTGTCACGCCTACGGTTCCAGACATCAACGGCAGCTATCTTGTAAACGTCAGAAACCTGACGCAGTTCCAGATTCCCTACGGCGGCGGAGCACTGTCGCCTACGCTGTCTGCTGCGACAGTGACATGCGCCAAAGTAATCTTAAAGACAGAGCTTGGCGCGGTAGAGGTCGTTCAAGGCGAGACGATCGACATCAACGAGCCAGACACGAAGAATCTCCTCAGCTTCATCGGCATGGGCTCTTTGGCAGAAACTAATCCAGTATACGTCGTGCCAGAGGCAACGAACAACATGCTGGACGGCTACTCTAACTACAACAGCGTCAGCACCGACAGCTTGACGACCAGAGTCTCAAGACTCACGGCAATGATGGCCGATCGAGTCCAGGACCGTGGACTCCGTATCCTGGGTCGCATGACTTTCAGGAACGAGGGATCTGGGTCTGATCAGATCGTGACACTAAGCGGCGACACGCTGGTCGTCATGAAGCCTGGTTCTGCCAGCCAGTCGATAACCGCAGCCGGAACATACACACTAGTGGCAAACACTGCCGTGGTAGTGGACATAGACCGCAACGGATCTGCAGCGGTAGTACCGAGCGTAGTCGGGTTCGACGCAAACTTCCTTCTGCAAGAGAACCGCATCGTTCTCTTCTATAGGATGAGCGGGACTGAGATCTACTCGTGGGACGGAAGCAAGATCCTCAACTCTACCTCGTGGACGTCGAACGAGTACGAGACCAGCCAGAATCGCAACGTCACGGTATTTGAAGCAGTCGGTACTCGGTACGACGGAACCGACCTCTACTTCCTAGACTCAGTAGGCTACGTCTACATCAAGATCCCGGGCAGCACGAACGACAACCGCATAGATGTGTCGAACTTCACCAGCGGTATCACCGTAGCCGACGACTACTCGGTATGGGTGAGGATCAATCGCCGAGCCTTGAAGACGTTCACGAACCTTCAGACATCAGCCACGTATCAGGACAGCGATGCTGCTGGTGCTTTGTACGTGACGACATCGGCGTCGGTTCCTACCGACCAAGACGTAGTGGTCCTATACTCGGTCCAGGGCGGGATGATGATCCGCCACCACATGGCAGATCTTGCTCGACAGACCGTGTACGAAGAGTACTACGTGGTGTCCGGCAACCACTCCTCTCCGTACACCATACAGCTTCCGCTTGACTCTCGCAACGGCAGCGTGCAAGCCTACTACATCACAGGATCTGGCCAACTTGAAGTTTACTTAAACGGTCAGAAACTAGAGATCGGCAACGACTACGACGAGGTTGGATCGATCAACACGGCCCAAGCGTCCGTCGACTTCATAAGAGACGACGGCTTAGTAGACGGCGATGTCATCGCCTTCAGGCTCGCTGCAAAGGGTGGCCTCTATACTATAGACCTAGGGACAACGACCACGCTGCAGCAAGCGTACGACATGGGCGCGAACATCACCATCGACGACGGAACTCCGGTCACGATCAACGCGAGCGCCGGATACAAGGCCCTTCAACTCAACGGTGATTTGGGCGTAACGGGTGTCATCGACCCTCTAGGGCTTGAGTTCACGCCTACCGCGTCGAATCCTTTGAATCCGGCAAACAACGGCTTATGGGTCGACACGTCAGGACATCTCATCCATGAGCGGCCTAGTTTCTCGCCTTCATCTATCGACATCACAGAATCCATAACAAATCCAGCTTCTTTTTTAGTCGGCGGCGACGGCATCGACATCTTAGTCGATACAATATCCGTGGATCTTTCGGCAACGCCTGGTCTTGAGTTCGACTCTGGAAAGCTTCAGGCAAAGGTCGATCCGGTCGGCGCGGTCGTGGTCGGCATGAACGGTATCGCGGTCCAACTCGAAGCCACAGATCCTACCTTAGAGATCAACGGCAGCAACGAATTAGGCGTTAAGCTAGACCCAGCAGGAGCGATCGTAACTGACGCGTCTGGGATACTGGTTCAGCTCGAAGCTACAGATCCTACGCTAGAGATCAACGGCAGCAACGAGCTAGGCGTTAAGCTAGACGCTACAGGTTCCATAGTCACAGACACAGACGGCATCAAGGTTCAGCTTGAGGCTACAAACCCCACACTTCAGATCGACGGCAGCAATCAGCTCGGTGCAAAGCTTGACGCTGCAGGGGCGATAGTCACTGGGACCAACGGCTTAAGCGTCGCCGTCGACGGCGTCACCTTACAGATCCAAGGCAATCAACTCGTCGTATCAGGCGTTCCTAACTTATTGTCTCAGTTCACAAACAACACCGGATCTGCGATAGCAGCAGGAAGCGTTGTAGCGGCCGGTGCAGTAGCAGGCGAGATCGTTCTGGCATCTGCCTCGGATCTTGCGAATTCAGCAAAGATCGTCGGCATCGCGTACGCTATCATCAACGACGGAGATCCTGGCTTGGTTCTCACCTCCGGCATCGTAACGATACCGGGTTCGTCGTTTACGCCAGGGCAACCGGTTTATCTCTCTCCAAGTGTAGCAGGCGGACTCACGACGTCTAAGCCTAACACCTACGGGCAAGCGATAATGATAATCGGCGTCGCCACAGGAACAGACGAGATGACGTTCAAGCCTAGTCTAGTAGGCGTGGCATCGAACGTCTATCTGGAGTCTGATACTCTTGCAGCAGACTACACAGCAACCCAGACGGTCACCCTGCCGGTCGATTCAAGGGCCGGAAGTGCGATCCGCTACTACACAGTCGGAGACGCCATGCTTACGGTGTGGCTGAACGGCCAGAAACTCAAGGCTGGGCTCGACTACAACGAGGTCGGATCTGCGGGAACACAGTCCAACCAGATCGATCTTTTGGCAACGATAGACGATCCTTATGTTACGGGAGACGTGCTCGAGTACAGGATCGAGCGCGATCAGGCTATGGTTATAGCGCTAGCAGGTCTGTAACCAGCAGCTGCAATAAGCGGGTCGCCTAGCGGATGGACGTGGTATATTAGAAGTAACACGTTCTCGGGGAGCTAACGAGACACGGCCGCTACGGCGTTATGTCATGCTCCCGACAAGTCACCAGGGAGACCATCAGATGGCACTGCGCTTAGACTCACGCCAAGCACGCCAAAGATCAAGACTTGATCAGCTTAGCACCACCACCGACATTCGCTTAGACGCGATACTCAACCTCATCAACGATGAGCTTACGCCTCCTCTGCGCCTTCGCTCCAACGAGAGATACTCGGTAAGCGGCGACGTAAACGACCAGAGACTCTGGATCGACGGCATCGAGGTGCTGACCAACGACGCGGTTCCGTCAGACACGGGAACAGACCGCAGTCGAACAATTCCTCCCATCAACAACCTTATGCCTAGCTACGCAGGCGGCGGAAGCATCACCTTCAACGCCAGCACCGGTGTCGCCACTGGAACCGGCTTGACGCTTGCCACATCGTACACCCTGCCTTCCATGACCAACGGTCAGTGGGTATGGGTCATGGTGATGATCAACGGCTTAGGAAACTTTCTCCTGAGCTTCGGAACACCGGGCGCATCTAAAGCTGCAGCCACTAAGCCGGTAGCATTCAGCAACACGTTCGCCATCGGTCTGGTCGCGATCCAGAGAGGATCAAGCACGTACGGCACCGTCAACAACGAGAACATCGTGCAGTTCGTCGGCGGCGGCGGAGGCGGCGGAAGCGGTACCGGCAACCCGATACTTGAGACCGTAAAGAACACTCTGCTCGACAGCACCTACGAGCTCGTTACGCCGAACATCTTCAAGGTGAACGAGAACGCCTTAGTAGACGGCGCCTCAACCGGCGCATACTCTCTGATCACCAACGCGTTCGAGTTCGCTTCTACCGGTCAAACATACGTCTCCAGGCAGATGCTCGACTCGTCAGAGTTCCTGGGCCAGAGCAAAGACGTAAACAAGGTCATGCTTCAGGCGCTGTGGACGCCTGGATCAGTCGACACGGCAGCCACTTATCAGGTAAGCCGCGACGGCGGAACCAACTGGAAGAACGTCACGATGTCTCGCGTCGGCGTAGCCACTGAGACTTACGTAGGCGAGTATACTTGGACGTCTGAAGACACGGCCGTAAGCGTAGGCACAGCAGGCGGAACCGGCGCCACCACCGCACTGAACCTTACTACTAATGCACGCATCGCGGGTCCAGCGCAACTTACATCTGCAACGCTGTTCGCTGCTGCGACACAGGTGAGATTCACCCTTGCTAGGACAGGGTCTCCTACCGGAAACCTCTACGCGTCGCTGGTCAAGCTCAGCGGCGGTTTAGTTTCGACCAACCCGGCGGACGTGATCGCAAGCTCTGGTCCTTTAGACATGAGCACGCTCACCGGCTCTGCGACCGCATACACCTTCAACATGGGACCAGGCATCCTGGCTCCTGGCACAAGCTACGCGGTCGTTCTTCGCGCAGACTACATCAGCTTCAGCGCAGGCGTCAACGAGGTCGTAGTTACCAGAGCCTCTTCAGGCACGACCGGCCAGCTCTACAACGCGACGACCGGCGTATGGAGCAGCGGAACCATCAGCGTACCCCAGATCACTATCCTAGGAAGAAGCCTCGACCTTCGCGTAAGGATCACGAGCTCCGCCGGCAGCCGCGCGCTAGACGGCGTAGCGATCTACTACGATCCGACCTACATGAGCCCAGCCACAGGCGTCAAGAGACTCGACACCAAGCGGTTCATGAGCACCGACAACCTCAGCAGCTTCACCATCAACTTCCTGCCTGATCCCGATCTTCTCACCGTCTACTACGTGGAAGGCGGTCAGGCTTTCAGGTTCGGCGCCTTCAGCCTAGACGGCTACACGGTCAGGTTCCCGACCAACTCGTTCAACAACGGCGGAGTCGCAAGCACGGTGACGCTGGTGTTCGAGCAGACCTCTGGCGGAAGCTTCGACAACAGCGACCTCAACAGGAGCCTGATGTCGTCGAACTACCTCGGAAGCATGGACGGATCCAACGATCTCTCCTCGCCGGCCCGCGGGATAAAGCTTAGAAACGGTGCCGGCACGCTGGTCGAGCTCGCAATCGACTCGAGCAACAACATCATAATCAGCACCTTGCCATAACGGATAGGAACAGCCATGCCAACGATCATCAAGACATTCACCAGTTCTCAGGGCGGTGTTAAGAACTACCTCAGCACCCGATCCTCATCCTTCTCAGGCTGGACGAACGTGGGAACCGGCGCGACCGGGTCCACGACCACCACCGCCGCCGAGCTGCCGGAGCTCAGCGTAGGCACCGCGCTGAAGGTGACCAACGGCGGCAGCGGATCCGGCTACGTCGAGAGCGACTTCTTCCAGGTAGACGCCTCGGACCTCGGCAAGCTGCTTGGTCTGACCTACAACCTCGAGACGAGCACGAGCCCGGCGTACGCCGCGAGCGACCTTCAGATTCAAGTGTGGGACGCGACGACGTCCGGCGGAACCTACGCGCAGAACACGACGCTCAACGTCGCCAACGTTCCCTCGTCGCCGACCGGCGGGACGATGCAGCTCTCGTTCTCGCAGAACCCGTCTCGTCCGTTCACTAGGATCCGGATCGTCAGGGTCGCAGGTCTAGCCAACAGCTGGGCAAGCTTCAGCAGCATCACGGTCACGAGCGCGACCGGCGGACAGAGCGCTGCGATTAGTGACCCGGTTTCCGTAACTATGACAACCAACCTTACCAACAACACAGTGACGGCAACAGAAACTCGCATCGGCTCTTGGGCGTTTTATAACGTGCTCATCAGCTTCACGGGCGCGCCGAGTGCGGGCAACCTAGCGTTGAACCTGCCATCTGGTAGGACAATAAACACTGCAGCACTTCTCAGCACTGACGCTACAAGCGGCAACAACCTCCCTCATAGCTCAGGAACCTATAGAGATGCAGGAACAATTAGCTATCCGCTGACAATAGCGTACAACAGTACAACTTCTGTGGTGCTCTTCTACACAGACGATGCCGCTGCTGGTGTGGTGGTACAGAACAACATCACGGCCACAACTCCTACCACAATCGCCAACACTGACTACATCAAGATGAGTTTTGCAGTCCCCATCGCCGAATGGGCCGGCAGCGGCACCGTCAACTTAGGGCCTGGGGCTCAGGTCACTTACATTGCTGATGATGGCTCTTCAGATGTGTTTGGGCCAAACGGAGCGCTGGTTCCTAGCATCGCGTTTGGTTCGGGGGTTACTGACCGAGTTATTACGCTTAGCAACAAACAATCGACACTTAGCTATGATTTAGAAATAAATTACAGGGGTTTTGGCTGGGCTAAAGCAAGTGACTTGTTTCCTTACACAACAGGTAACAATGCCTCGGCCACAAACGGCTACGGTATACAGGCGTTTCACTCTTCGGCTACGGAATACACGGTTAGATTTGGTAACAGAGGTACTAAAGTAGCCGCGTCTAACGTAGATAACGGGTCAGAAAGCTGGGCTACAGAAAACACTAATGGAACGCGGTTTAGACTTGTTGTTGCTAATCCCTCAAGCCCGGTTGGGTATGGTAAGTCCAACTCTAACGAGTTTGGCCTGGTTGCCCCTAGAAGGGGACAACAGGCGCTGACTGTGACGAGTACGCTCCCTAGTTGGAGCACAACTCGGGCCGTGGGCGTTTATTATCAAGACCAAGACGGAAACCACAGGCTTAAATTCAACTTTACGGGGTCTTGTGCGGCGGGCGCGCGCACGTCCGGTACATGGGCTATTACTGGAGTTACGTGGAAAAACGTTGCTAACTTTTTGCAATGCGTTTCTGGGTTTAGTAACGGAGGCGGTGCCGCCGTCGGAGCTTATACGACGCCGCCTAACGGCAACTCAATAAACCTGGAACATCTTTCTTCGACAACCACGCTGTACTGCATTTCCGGCGACGTCGAACTCGAATCTAGACCAAGCTGGGCATAAGCCATGGAACATCTAGAGCGTGTTTTAGACAAACTAGACCGCATCGATGAGCGCTTGGACTTAAGCAATTGACGCCCTTGCCGGTTTAGCGTAAAGTAGGAACCGGCTCTTTTTTCTCAATACATGGCCTCCATAAGGAGGACAGCGATAGTGGGTTACAATAAAGATAGCCAGGTCGAGTTCGACTCGATAGACAGAGCCAGCATCGCCTTGCAGCGCGACCGGCGCACGATAGCTAAGGCGATCGAGAGCAATAGATGTGTAAACGGGTATTTTTGAAAGTTTAAGGAGTAGATATGCCACAGTTTTTTCAAGACAACATCCCGCTGCTCCAGAGGGACACTGGAACGCAGATCAGCATGCCAGCGACGTACAACGGCCAGCTAGCGCGCGCCCGCGTGGCCGGCCAAGGCTACCGCTGGTCCTCCGCCCTCGCCTGCAACCTAGCCACCACCGGACTCGGCGGCCTCGATACCGGCGCACTCGCGGCCAACACCCTGTACCACGTGTACCTCTGCGTCAGCAGCAACATCGTAGGACTGGTGGTCAGCGCCAACGGCCCCAGCACGGGACCGACCGGCTTCAGCCAGAACAGGTACGTCGGGAGACTTCGAACACAGAGCGGCAGCGCGAACGTGGCAGAGCTCGCGGTAGTCAACGTGATCGTCGGAGCTGGCGATGAGATCCCGATGCCGATAGTAGGGGAGTGGCAGAGTTATACGCCTACCGTTGTTAGCGGTTGGACCGGCGGAACTTTGGGCGGGCGCTACAGACGAGTCGGTAGCAACATGGATGTTGAAATAAGTATTGTTTCTCCAACAAGCTGGACCGGCAATATTGAAGCGAGGATTCCTACGGGCTTTACTGTCGATACAACTGCCATCCCAGCAGCAGCTCCTGGAGAGCGCTTTCCAGTTGGTCAAGCCGTATTTGTCGATGACTCCGCTTCGACTCGATACCTAGGTACGGTCGTCTATTATACGACTACATCAGTTCGCATCTGGTCAACTGCTGGGGTAGATGTCTGGGCACCCATCGCCGGTAGACCTGTTGCAGGACAAAACGGTGCCGATGCAATCCATTTGACAATGACCGTCCCCATCGCCGAGTGGCAAGGTCTCTTCTCCTAAACCCTTTAACTTAACGAACATTAAACGAGGATCAAGCATATGTCACTTACCGGCACCGGCAGCTTAAGCCTAAAGAAAACGGATTTGTCCTCCGACCGCACCTCCGGCACCTACCGCAAGGTGCAGTTCGCCCACAAGGCCGCCGGCGGCGAGACCGGCATCAACCTGGCGGCCATGACGCTGCCGTCCTCGGAGATGCCTGGGTTCGTCCAGCCGACGCAGGCGGAGCTCGCGGCGTGCCAGCTTCTCTTCAACCAGCGGAACCTGACGCTGACCTCGTCCGTGCGCGGGACGCTCATCCCGTTCATGAGCTACGTGGTCGGATCGTCCACGCAGATAAACTTCACCGACTCCTTCGGCACCGCGCTTCCGGGCGAGGTCTTCGTGGGCGTCATCGACGGCACCAACCGCGACGGCGTGAGCGGAGCCGCCGCGAGCAGCATCGTGGCCACCGGTACGCTTCTGGCCGGAGCCAGCGACTTCAACGTCGGCACCCCGTTCGTCACGAACCTCTATCCTACGCAGCAGATCGGCGCGGTTTTAGTCTATCTAGACGGCCAGCTGATGATGCGGAACTCCGGCAACGCGACGGCTGCGCCATCCGCGGACGGCAACTACCAGGAAGTAAGTTCCGGCGGCGGTTACTCGAACCTGATCCGCTTTAATATCGTCGATAACTTGAACGACCGCGCGGTGACGGTGGTCAGCAACGGTAGCATGGTCGAGCAGCCTTCGGGCAGCATCAAGGCCACGGTAGAGACCTTGGCCGGACAGCAGGACGCAGTGATCCAGACCGTAGCGGCATTGGCCGGCGTTCCTACCAGCAACTTCTACGCGGCGCCGAACAACGTCGATATGCTTAGTTTTGGAAACTCGGTCTTGGCGTTGAACCAGAGCGCGGCACTGAAGAACGTGAGCAACACGTTCACGCAGCCGCAGAATATCCCAGGCAAAACGGATGGTACGGCGGTGGCTCCTGGGTACATTGGAGAACGCATCACCTGGGCTACTCCGCCGTCGCTTCAGGCTGCCACCACTTCTTTATCAGATTGGACAAATGCTAACATTGTTCTTACTCCAGGTACTTGGCAGATTTTTGGAAGTTTTTTTGTTACAGGAACAACTGCTACATCCATTGGAGCAGCAGCTACTACAGTGGTACAAATTACGGACGCTTCAAACACAGTTGTGCAAAATATGGAAAGTCAAATGTATATAATTAATTCCGGCTCTTCTGCCTTAACTATAGGTTCTACAGTGGCACTGTATGGAACGGTAAGTATTAACACAACAACAACATATAAAGTAAGATTACAGAAAGCAGAAGCTGCAGCAACTTGTCAAATTTATAATACTGCTTTTGCTCGCAGCGTGTTTTACGCCGTCCGCATCGCCTAAACTTAAACTAAATACTTGAAAGGATAAAGATATGAGTATGGAACTTGTGCGTAAACCGGCTAGCTCATCCAACGACGGAGAGCTAGACTCATCCTCAGCACAGACGATAGCAGGAGCGAAGACGTTTACGGGAGCGTTGACTCCTTCAGGTGGGATAGTTGGAAGGACGGACGGGGTTGCGGTTCCGGCGGGTCAGATCGGGGAGACGCCAGTAGCCACTGCAAAGTCCGCAACCGGAGGAGCAGCATATACGATTGAAGCATCAACCAACCTGACGTCTACGCCTAACAATGTTTGCGCAGTAACGCTAAACAGAGGAACCTATCTAGCCGCAGCGTTTGTTTCAATTACAAATCATGCGTCGGCTTCAAATCTTCAAATTTCCTTGAGGCTAGGTTCGACTTCGGTAGCTCCTACGGGAGTATATCAGGTTGGCGTAGCTACCAGTGGCGAAGGGGCAATATCCATACCTATGACTCCAATTGTAATCACAGCAGATGGAACGGTACTTAATCTACAAGCAGTAAATAACTTTTCAGCTGGTACAACTGCAAGAGCCGTAGAAGTACTAACTGTCGTTCGCATCGCTTAACCCGACCCCGCAAGTGGTCTCTCCCTGCTCTCGGCGAGACGGCGCTTAACGACCGCGGGGCAGAACGGCCCAAGGAAGTGTGCTAAGATAGATATGGATACTCTGCGCTTAATCGACTCAAAGATACTAGAAAAAGCCAACAAGAAAGGT